TAATTAAATAACCCCAATTTTTGGGTTATCTGTGGCACTATCTTAGATCGTAGAAGTGTTCTCCTACGTTGTTTGCATCACTATACTTCCAATAGTGTTTAGCATCCATATAGTTGTCCATCGTATCACTTAGATGCGGGGCCCATTGCGGAGGGAATGATGGATCAGTCTCCATTGCTTTATCTTTCTGAAAGTCTCCTTTAATCGGGACCATTTCAATGGACTTAATCAAGTCTTCTGCTGCGGTTGATTGTAGCCTTATCTTCGGTAGGTACCATTCCGATTCATTGAATACAGACTCAAAGAAGAAATGCCTTTGCTTATGCTTCTTTGCTTGGGTACCAGGTATTACTTTGTCTTCGGCTACCCATCCACGGGCAAGGAAAGCCTTCGTGATGATCTTGTATAGATCATCATCGGCATATGGATTACTATCCTTACCGCGTGGCTCGCCCCAGAGCCTTATATATTTGAACTGATGATCCGCAAAGCGATTACATATAGCCTCTACTACACCTATTACTTTGTTCTGGTTCTGTGTAGTAAAGAATGAACCTAAGCAGTATTCTGTATTAAGATGTTCCTGCCATACGCTTGCACAGTTGAAGTTCCCACCAAAGTCCCACGAAGCCTCCAGTAACTCATTACTCCTTACTTCATAGCCTTTGTTGTATCCATGCTTATCCCTATCAAATGTATGATAAAATGATCGAGGTAGTTTTCTTATGCGTATATTCTCTACCTCTGACATGTACTCGCTTAGCCCCATTGTTGCTTTTGTTCGATCAAACCAAGCCTTACCTAAAACGACCTCGTTATCCTTTGCACTTGTCCAAAGAAATAGAACATCATCCGGGTTGGCGATGTGTTCATTCTCAAACTCCAGTATGTACTGGCCATCGGTAGTGGTAGGTTGGCTGGTGAGTAGGAATATAGAGTGGTGTAGCGTACTATCAAAACGATATAGGTTATCGCGAACCATAGGCACAATTATCCTTCTAAATGATGTCGCTTTCACGAACGCCGCTTCATCCACAATGGCCATATCATAACTGCCACCCCTTTTCCCTATTGGTTTTGCAGTAGAAATAAATACTATTGTAAAACCATTAAAAAAAGTCATGGTATTATCATAACTTTTTGGCGGTGAATAAGGATGGCAAATTGTTTGATCCCACCAATCCAATGGCTTTTTGCCAATTACATAGTGTATGTTTTCAATAAAGCCCATCTCCTCCAATTTCGATAAAACTGGAGGAAGTGTGCTATTCATGATCTGCTCTAAAGTTGTGGAAGAAAACAAGCATTTGCCTCTTGGCAATTCTTCAACCGCTCTCCTAATAATTAATGCTAATCCACTTGATTTGCCAGCACCACGACCACCCACCCAAACTTTTGTTTTTTGTGGCGCTATAGCAAACTTTATCTGCATTGGATTAAAATAAACCTCTTTCGGCTTATTCGCTATCTTCTTTCCTGGAGTCATAGAATACCTGTGGGTCTGATGATATAATTAACTTTGGGATAGTCAATTTACTAGGATCAAGTTTTTGGGTTTGATCATAAAACCCGTTTAATTTTGAAATATCGTCAAGCAATTTCCTTGTCATTTCCATGTATTTCATGTCGGTACCTTCCTGCTCTATTCCATCATCATCTTTATATTTATAAATTGCGTTTTGGTAAGCCTTATCTGCCAAAATTGCCAATCGTTCAACTATTTTCTGCTTATTCAGGAATTGATTCACTTGAATAAATGAACCAAACAGTTCCTGCGCTTCATCAAACAGTTGATTCGCAAAATTCAACGAAATACCCGGCTCTGTGGCTATAATTTTACTAACCGCCACTGCTCTTGATATTTCATTGACAGAAAGGTAAAAAGTGTTTTTAACCTTCTCGAAGTGATCCCAATCGCGTTGACTTAACTCAAATTTTTGCGGTTCAACTAAGTACATCCTTAGTCGCTCCAGTCGCTCGGCTTTGTCAAAGTCCTTATCCGTGTACGTTTTCAAGATCGTGCTTCTTGACCTCATTTTCTAACATTTTTTTGTAAACCTCCAATTTTTTGAGGTTTTTGTCATGTTTATCCAGTTGCTTCTTTTGATCTTCGGTTTTGGTTTCAATATGGTATAATTCAGTTATTTTCTTAGTCGTAATCGATATATTCGCTCTTACGGAATTCAACTTTTTTACCAGTTTAACCGGATCAACAGGTATTTGGAATTCATCATCATCATCGTGCATTTTTCCGTTCTTTTTGTATGCAGACATTCGTTGTAAATGTGCCTCAATTTGCACCTGAATTGCAACTATTTTTTCTACAACTTTTGCCCTTTGCTGATCGGTCTCACATTCGTGCAGTTCGTTACTATGCTTCGCCCTTATTACAAAAAGATTGCTCTTTTGTATGTACATTTTCTTTAGCACTTCATCGTCGGTATCTGAAGGGGTTAATTGCTCCTCCAGATCATCTTCATCATCTTCATCTGTAATGGCTTCATCTTTTTCTAAGTCGTTAATTTGCTGGATTACAGTCAAAATACGCCTTTGATTCAGTAGGCTTGTGCCTTTCCGCAAAGTAGATAATAGCGGATGATTTGGGTAATCATCCGCTATTCTTAGTAAAAATGCATCGTAGGTTTGGTTCGTCATATCGTAACGGGCTGTTGACCAACGGGGCTTTCATCAAGTGTAGTGAGTTCAATGTCCCTGAATCCTATTTTAATCCTAGGATCCCAACCATTTCTTTTCCGAGGAATATCAAAGAATTTGACAATGATCGACCTTGGTACAGGGGCCTTAATAGCAAGGAAAAGATTGAACGAGTTCCTTGTCTCTGATCCACTCCCTAATCGCCCAGGCGTTTGTATGCTGGCCAGTGCTGGAGGAATGCCTTGGCTGGAAATATTCGCATCATTTGACTTGTCAAACAACTTCAACAATGCCTCATCTTTGATATCGACTTGAAATGGAGTAATCTTGATACCGGGAAAATCTTTACCCAGTTGCCTGTTTAGTTCATAACTGGTAACGACCGCCCTACCTGCACCATCTTCTGCGGCTAGGAAGGAGTTGAGTTTCTTTATGAAATTTTCACGCGCTAACGTTTCGGCCTTTTTGGACTTATCAACGTCTTCTGGAGTCTGTGCCGCCGATGACGTATTTTTGAAGTAATCCAAAGGTATTTCGATATGCCAGCGGATTAGATATCCATTGTCCAGGTTTCGGTTGTGGAAAATTGGCACCCGGTTCGATAAAGAGATCCAGTCTTTACCACCCCACCAGCGTGGCGTAAAGTAATAGTCATTGTGGAAAAGATCGTCTCCACTATGTACCATAAACTTAGGTTGTACCTGGTCTTTTTTATAAGCAGGTACTTTTTTTATGGTGACATTTTTGGCTCTAGTATCCTCCCATTTGCCGCAAATGAAATAATCATTTATCACTCCATCTTCATCCTGCTCTCCACATCGAGCATGACGGCACTCAATGTTTTTCATTGAGGTGATACGCCCTCCTAATTCACCCACATATTCAGTAAATATATTTCCGTGTGTGATAAGGCTTTTGCATGCGCCTCTTACATACGCTTCCACGTCAATATCATCGAAAAAAGATTGAATTTCCGGAGGAGTATCTACAGGTATTTTCTTTATAACACCATCTACAATCTGCTCAACATAGCAATAAAGCCCTCCTGCGACATATATATCCCGCTTTGTTCCTAGTAGTTCCGGGATTATGTTGTTTTCTCCAATAAGTGCCTCGCGTTCCTGCGGCAATGTATTACGCGCTCCCCAATACATTATTTTTGCGGTGCTGCCATCCTCCAAAGTGACGGTATTTAATTTGCCTTTTTCAGGATGGATTTTACCATTTGCGGTGCTTCTAAAGGAGACCATTACGCCAGTCCCTGCGGGCTTTAAAAGCCAAATATTATCTGATAGTTGTTCCATTACTAATGAATTACTTTGTATCCGTTAAATGATAAAATGCACGCGATCAATGGCGTTAGGTATTCTCCATTGTCATAGTCCGAAATAGGAAGTGTGCCTTTCTCGATATGAAGGGCGCGTTTCCTTTGCGCATCTAGTTTAATCGAAGGCATTTCCCCTGCTGTTTTGGAACGGCCATAGACGGCCTTACCGACCGTTTTTATAGTCCCTCTGGTTTTCCCAGTGATCCTTACAAATTGAATAAAAAATGTCCGGCCAGAATGCTCCCTGATTTCGGCCAACACTTGTTGGATTGAAATCTGACCGTTTTGTGTCATTATTTGCATTTGCAAATGTGCCAGCCTTGTTATTCCTGTATTAGGACAACATAACAAAGTGCTTTAATCAGGCTGGATTTAATTAAAATCCAGCCTGATTCGTAATTACATTTACTCTTTTCCCTGCGGTTTCGATGTCGCTGTAAACTATTGATACAGATAGTTTTTCCTGCCAATTATTCATATCCGAGCGAAGTGCGGAAACCTCGGAAATCAAGTGTTCTATCATCCCGCCGTTTTCGGAAGTTGAGGCGTTGGGTAAATTCACCGATGGCGTTGTATTTATGTTTGTTAAGCCTCCTCTTGCGAAATAAGCATCACCACGACCATTCATAGCATTGATATTGCTTAATTGGCGCAGCATCGGCGCATTGTGTCTGTTTATGATTGCAAATCCTTCATCTTTCTCTACCTCAAAGGAACTGCCATCACTCGCCACGACTTGTGTGCCACCATGCGCGTGGTATTTGCCACCAAAGAACCCGAATTTACCACGTGCGAACTTTGTCCCTTCTACCTTTTTGATCGCAATCAAAGCCCTTGCCGTTGCAGCACCGGCTTGAATACCGGCAAGTATATTACCTGCGATTGGGCCTAGTAATTGAGCAACTGGAGACTTCTGTGCATTGGCGAAAATACTAGAGACCTCACTTACCAGGTTGATGGTAATGTTCGCTTTTTGAAGTTCTTTGATGGTTGCGGCGTGCTTCTTTTTGCTGGCTTCGTCCCTTCCTAGTATCTCCGCAGCGACTGTAAAAATATCTGAAGTAGTTTTTAATCCAGTCTGGAGTACTTCCGTCCTTAGTGCCTCCAATGCGCGCTCATTTTCTAAACGCTGCTTCCCAATCGTTGCCTCAACCTTTAATTTTTCATCCTCGCGGCGTTTTATCTCATCAACCTGTGGATTAGTACCCTCTTTCAATATGGCGATTTCCTGTGCAAGAAAATCGCGTTTCATCTGGAGCCGCTGCATTTCATACTGCTGCTCTACTGCGATGGTCTTTACTAACTTGTTTTTTACCGCATCAATTTGAACCTGCTGGCCAATCTCATCAACTGCCAGTGCCTGTAACTTTTGATTGGTAGGGGCTTGGTCGCTTGTTACCGGGCCTAATTGCCTTTGCGCTAAAGGCGACAATACGGCTACTCCTTTTCGCGAATTATCGGCCTGCATTTGAGCCAATTCATTCTGCAACTTTAGAGCCTCAATGGACTGATCCTTCGCGTATTTTTTGTAAATTAAAAGGCTCTGCTCTAGTTGCTCCTTCTTGATGGCCACCAGTTCATTACCATACTGGACTTCATTCTTGGTGTTGGCCAATCTCTCGCCCTCCAGTATAGTTTCTTTCCGGAGCGTTGCGGCTTCTAAACCTTTCAGTTCTAATTCTAAAGCCTCCTTTGATTCTTTTTGAATTTGTTCCTTAGATTTCTTTGAGTTGGCCTTGATGATAGCAAATTGTGCATCATAGCCGCCACCGAACGCAGATGCAAGCCCTTTGCCTTCTCCGGTTGCCGCAGCCTTGTCAGCAGGGGCAATTTCGGGCTGTGGGCTTTTTACGCTTTTCCAGCCATCCACAACGCCTTGGGCTAAGTTAATGCCCACTCCAACCGGGTTAAGGTTTTCAAAAGCCGATCCAAAAGAAGATGCCGCCTTTGAAAATTCGCCACTGAAAAGGTTTACAAATCCATCGGCTACCGCACCAATCCCTTTGACTACGCCGCTGATCGCGCTGGCAACCCCGCCAAACGCGGCTGAAACGACCGCTCTAAAGTTCTCCGCTCCCTGTATCAAATTGTAAATAGATGTGCCAAAGTTGACGATCCATTCTACCACAGGAATGATGGCTCCCAATACTTTATTAAAGACAGGAATCATTCCAGTGCCAAGGCCATCCACGATTTCGGAAATACGAGCGCGGAGACGTGCCTTTTTCTCTTGCAAATCATCTACGCCTTTACTGAAGGCGTTATTCGCATTCGATGATTGCTTGGTGATCTGCTCGAGCGTGATCAAGGCTTCGGCTTGTCGACGTTCATCTCCAGTAAGTTTTTCCAAGCCCTTGCGCTTTAATTCTGCCTGAATGATGCTGTCTTTTACATCAATACCCAGTGAATTTAGCGCGTCGCGTTCACCTAGCAATGCCTTATTAAGGATTTCAGTGGCGGTTTTAGTGTCCACTTTCCCTTTAGTCCATCGAGACAACACACCTGCCTGGTTCACCAACTCAATACTGAGTTCAGCCGCCGTTTTTTGGGTGAAACCCATTGGTGTTAAAAGATCGGCTACGTCGGTGGCCAGCCCTCTATATTCCCTGCGGCTTAGTCCAATTGCTGCGGAATTCTTTTCTGCAAAATCATTTACAATAGAAATACTTTCGCCAAATACAGCAGCCATTTTTGTTTTCAAGGCTTCTGCATCCACACCAATGTCAAATACTTTTTTTAGCCCCTCCAGCAAACTACTTAATCCTACTACGGCTAATGCAATAGGCCCCAACGCTGACAGAAAACCTTTCGCTCCAGTACTCATGGCCTCCCAAACTCCTTTCGCGTCGCTAAGCCCTCTGTTTTCAGAACGAATTGCCGAAATTTGAGCATTAACGGCTTTCAATTCTTGGGATAGAATTTTATACTGAGGAGCCGATTGAGGTATAAGCCGAATAGTCTGCTCTAACTGTTTGGCTCGTTCGTTCAGTTGCGCTGGAGCCACCTTGGTTAAGTCGATTTTACCTAATCCTGCGGCGGAATTAACGATCTTATTGATTGATCCAGAAAGATCATCACCTTTCTTCTTTGCCTCATTTAACTCTTTGATAAACTGCTTGTTTTGAGTCACCAGTTTAGCATACTCACGACTTTCGTCCGTTAAAAAAGCAATGCTTATTTGTACTTTATCCTTTGATACTGACATCGAACTGTTTTTTTATTTGTTCAGTAATTTTTTCTGGTATAGCACCTACAACCCGGTTAAATAAATCGTTTATCGCGCCTGTTTTTGCCTTATTCCACCACGCCTTGCGCCTGTTTTTACCGTTTGATCGTTTGCGCGATATGCCCCAAGCGATATAAACCAAAGCCTTTTCTGGCACTTTTGTCAATCCCCTTTTTGACATATAGTTATCCGTGAACTTCCCCTCCAGCCCTTTCTTTTTTATCCAATCTACTATGTCTTGTATGTACTCGGCACCACCTTCTGCACTATTCAATCTTTTCATATCAAGGTATCGGCCATGATCCGAAAAGAATATAAGCACCTCCACGGCCTCTGCTCGTGCCTGAGCATTCATTTCTGCATCTAGCGAGTTGATTAAGTTACCCGATGATTCCGCTTTCCGCTTACGCAAAAAGGCTACTCGATTAGCGATAAACTCAGTCGCCCAAGCCTGCATTTCATCGTGTATTAAATCATTGAGTTCTTTTTGTTGCTCGATCATAAGCAGTCGGGGCTTTTGATGGTGTTACCGATCAATTTGAATTCCATAAACCAACCCCATAGATCATCGGCGGTATTTTTTGTTTTTGCGAACGAGACTACATCTTCAGCATCGAACAAAAAAGTTTTGGCAAGGTGAGCCGCTGTCATCTTCGTCACGATACGCTCCACTTTCGCTTCTAAATCGTTGAGTATTGTATCCTGCTCATCAATATCATCAATAGGGCTGTCTTGTAAAACACAAATCCATCCGTCAAATAGTTTGGATAAAGAGCCATTATCGACCCTTCTTATTTCGGGAATTCCTAGCCATAGCACCGGATATTTAATATCCATATTTTGGCGGTTAAGTACTCGGTCGATGCCGCCAAATACGAAATCAAGCCCCTCATCCTGTGCGAGTGTCTTGAAATAGTCTTTGTATTGATTGAGTGTCTGTATCATTTTAAACCCCAGTTTGGTGAACTCATTTTTATTCTCATTTCCTCGTCAATGGCTTCCTTTCGCTGCTTTACGAGGAACATGCAAATGGTGTGGAAATTAGTTTTGTATATTTTGTCCAGGTTGGTAATGTTTCCGGCAAGTTCAAAGTACTTGCCCCACCACCCGAACATGGTACCTTCTTTGGCCTGTTGCTGTGATTCGGATTCTTCATCGTTGTCAAAAAGATATTTGCCATATACCCTGTTAATCAATTCTTTGACCCCGATGAAATAGTAAGCGACAAGCAACATTATCTCCGGCTCTAATTTTTTGAGTTTTAAAGCCCTTGCCTCTGCTTCACTCCTCGAATTGAGCAGAGTGCGAACGTCACCAGTTTTTGTGATCTCCTCACTATTCTTATTTTGTTCGCGGCAAAGCGTTGCAACCAGTTTTGTGAGTTCTGTTTCGCTACCGGTATTAATCCACTTTTTACAGTAGTCATCTGCTAGGGCAAACTCCAGAGCAGATCCGTTGCCAAAATTATCTGAAGGGAGAAAATAGTACTGGCCATTGACCTCGAATGATGAGATTGGCTGGATCGCAGTAGTGGTGATCTTTGCCCAGTTCAGTTTTTGCGATATGGCCGATAAATCATCTAGGCTCATGCCCGCCAGTACTGATGGCGGCACATCTAAAAAATACTGAAGCACAGCGATCTTCCGCAATTCTTCATCGTCTCCAGCCGCCAATATGATTTGTATTAAATGCAACAGGCGCGCATGCTGCACCTCTCTGAAAGAGGAGGGCAATGCGCGCCTGTAGATTCGGCCAAACCATCTTCCTGTAGTGATGGTAATTTCTATCATTGCTACGTTGCGGAGGCTGGTGCCGTAGGTGGTTTCTTTTTAATCAAACCTACGATCATTTTAAACAAATTATAGACTATGCCTGAATAAGCAACGCCGGGCAATACAAACCCCATAATTGTTGAAAAGAAATGTTCCGTTAGTGCCTCGCCCTTAAACAAAAGAAGTGTAATAAGGGCTAATGAACCTACGACGGCTGATGTGAATGCCTTGCCTCCTTTTTTCGCAGCAATATTTCGCAGTCCGGGAATGAATGCCCCTAATGCGGAGATCAGTGCAAGTAGCGCAGCCTTGAGTGCTCCAATAAAACCTTCAGTAAAAAAACTATCGGGGCTGGAGTAGTCAACGGTTACAGCCGGACTGGATTCTAAAACAACCGTGTTGGGCGTTGGATCAACAGGCTGTACCTGTACCAATGCGTGCTGTGGGACGGCTGGAGTCTCAACCTTAGTGGCACCAGTTCGTGCTTTTACATCCTGAGCATAAGTATCGTTGCTAAAGCAAGCGAACAATGCGAGGAGCATGAGGATAAAGTAATTCTTCATTGTTATTACGAAATTAAAATGAGTGACAAACTATGCGTGTTGTAAAACCTTTTTACGAACCCGCGTTGATTCTTTTTGTACAACCGTTTGAAGGATTGGCTCTTGTTCAGGTTTTACTTTCGGTTGTAAACCTTTTTGGCCAAAATTGGCAATTTTATCTACTAATTCCTTGCGGATATTATCCTTATTCATGGTTATTTTTATTTAAAAAGGTGATCGCTAATTTTTTCGAGACCTTCACTTACCCCATACAGTGCCTTTATGTTGTCTTCATTCATTGCTATTACCTTTTTAAAAAGGTACACTACAGCACCAGACAGGGCTATAACTGCCGAGATGATAGCAAAAATAAGTAGGCGAAGAATAGGGTTATTTATTGCCTCGTATGTATTATCAATGAGATCAGGTTGCATATTAAGGATTATTTTGAGTGGGTATCTCTTCCCACCAGTCAACAAATTGTGGATGCTGTTTTAAAAAGGCAGCCCGTTCTTTATCATTGTATAATTTGGGGAAGTAAAAAACAGAATGGATTTTAATCCCATTTTTATAATCGGGGCCTATGTATCGAAATTTGGGAGCAGTAGTCTTTACTGCTCCCTTTTTTGATGTATCCTTCATCGTTAATTTACGATTGCGCCAGTATACCACAATGGAGGATTCTTAGAGGCCCACTTGATTGTGACTTCGTAGCCGTTTTTTGGGCTAGTGGTTTCTTTTACCATCACTTCGCAACCATTCACCTTATCGCCAACGATTCGGTTAGCCTCTCCATTAAAGTCTTCAACCAACGCAATGTAATTATTGCCATTGATGCCCGACATGGTGTGAGAAGTACTTGCTTTCAGTTTCTCTACAAAACCCTTAATCTCGGTATTCCAAAGGCCGTTTTCATCCTTTTCAGAAGTGAAAGCGTTCTCTTTCATTGTGATTGGCCACTGTCGGAAACGACCTGCTGGTATTGCGGGTGGCCCCGTTACTGCGGTGCGCATCGTGATATTGGTTGACACCTGCAAACTTCCTGTTGTCGGAGCAGGAATGGCATCAACCTCATCAATGCAGGTAATATTGATGAGCGGCGTAAGGCCCGGTGCGTTGGTTTCCCCACCGCAAAGGCGTTCTATGTCGTCGATTGTGCAAATGCAATCCATTTTTATAAAAAAAAAATAAGTGGTTAAAAAATAAATTACTTCTCTACGAGCAGTTTAGAGCCTTCTTTAGCCAACTTGGTAAGAAGTTCTTTGTCTGCCAATAGGGATTCCTCATTGTACTCAACGCCTTCGTAAGAGAAGGATGGGAATTTGAGGGTGTAGGTTTTGCCCGCAACTTTAAATTCCGTGCCTTTCAGCCTTTCAGGTTGTGTTGCAGGGGACTTTGCCTTTTCTTCTTTTGCCGCAATCATCTCCTCCAGTACGGCTTCTAGGCTTTCTATGCGTGCGGCTTGATCAGCCAATAGGTCCTGCAATTGGTTTAGACCTGCACCCAATTCCGTTAGTCCTGGTACTTGTGGAGTATCCTGATCTTGATTGGGGCTTTCAGGCAATGCTTCCTTACCTTTCATTGTATTGATTGAATTAGTATTTGATAAAATAAGATTAGCATGCTGCTGCTCATGCCAATCCAGTTAATTACAGTTGATCGTTGACCAACAAGAAGCCCGGCTTTTTGAGCAGGATTTGTACGCCTACAGGGAACTTGTTGAGCATGTGCGTAAACCATCCCTGATCCTGCATCTTCCATTCGCCCATTTCACCTTCAACGTTGAAGCCAAAGGCTAAGAACTCAGGACGTGTGCCGATAAGGGCATCATCGTCACCGAATCCGGCAACTGCGACAAGGAATGTCTTTTTGCCACCAAGCGTGATCGGAATGCCGGAGAACGTGTACTGAGCACGCTGTACATCCTGTAGTGGAATTTCGCGGCCTTGATGCGTTGCTGCATAGTTTTCGAGGTAATCCTCAAAGAGCGTATAAGAGCAATAGATGTTAAAGCCCATCTGCTTCATTGTCTTGTCGGCTGCGCGGTAGAACTGGTTCACCTTGGCTACCGCATTTGATACGGTAATCGCTCCCGTTGCTACTACGGTGGCCTTACCTGCAACACCTGCATCCAAGGCAATCTTACGGTATCCGTCGAAGCGTGCTGCAAATTTGCGCAAACCGATATTCGCTGGAGTGGTATCTTCCACAGCTTGCCATACACCGTCTTCAAGTTCCGACATCATTTTTTTGATCGCCGGATCATTGAGGTATTCAAGGAAGTGCATGTCGTCCATGGACAGACCTGCGCCTTTCAAGTATGCTTTATAGGCTTTTACTTTGCGTGCGTTCAGTTCGCAACGCAACTCTACTTTGAAGTCGTAGGTTTTGATGCGTACATCGGTGATGTCGATTGCGTCATCGGTAGCTGTGAAGTTCAGGGTGGGATTGTACTCATAGATCAAGTCTTTGATTACGTCCATCTGAGCGAGAACCATTGTTTCGTCGATACCCGGAAACTTGGTTACATGCCCTGCGGTCTCAAAACCGAGGAACATTTTTTCGATAACTTCGCGACCTTGTTTGGTGAGAAACTCATCCACCAGTGCCGAAGGTGATACGTTTAATACGTCTGACATTTTTTAATAGTAATTATTGATAGTGAATAAGTGATTATAGGTTATTAGCCTCCTCTTTAAATTTCTCCCAGATTGGCATGTCAGTAGTTTTTTTGCCTTCTTGACCACCTTCGCCGCTTTTAATCTTTGTATGCTCTGCCTTCATTTTTTCCAACTCGTTAATACGGTTTTGCGCTTCAGTATTCTTTTTCTGCTCTGCATCTAAAGCCGATTTATTACTTTGCAAATCAGCAGTCAGTTTGTCAAACTGAGACTGGAGTGCTTCGATAGTGGCTTTGTTTTCGGATTCGAGTTGGTTTTTAATCTCCGATCGTACATTTTCTCTGTACGCATTGAGATCGGTTACCTTCTCCATTTCTGCATGGATTTCGCTTTCGGTTGCTTCCTCGTTAAGTGAGAACCAGCCGCGAAGGGTGTTAAGGATTTGATCAGTCCATTTCATTGATAAAAATGATTTGTTTGTTATGAATTATTGCGGCGTTTGATATTCGCCTCTAATCGAGACATTGCATATCCTAGCGTGCCAACGCCGTCTATAAGGCCCCGTTTCTTTGCATCTTGAGCAAAGAACATTCCTCCTCGAAGGGTAGTCTCTTTGTCGTAGTTTAAGGGCCGGTATTTCGTTACTTCCTGCTGGAAGAGTTTTGCATTCTGCGTTACAATCGTTTGTAGCGGTTTAGTATCGCCCTTCAAATAAGCACGCCACTCTGCATTCTTATCATCGCTTACTTCGGAGTAAATATCATCGACGTTTTCACTGTACCACTTTGCGATTTCTTTGTCCACCGATACATAAGTGCCAATGGATCCTACGCGGGTGGCTTGGCCGCTCGCGATAATTTCGTCGCTGGCCAGTGTGCCGTGGATGCCCGCACTGGCTAATGTGTCGGCGTAAACCACTACCGCTTTTTTACTCTCTTTGATTGCGTTGTGAAGTATTTGTCCGGCTAGGCTTTCTCCTCCTCCAGTATTTGCCCGGATAAAAATGCCTGAGATATTCGGGTGGCCATTGGCCATCATAATGGCTTGTTCAAACTCATCCATGCCCCATGTACACATATCTCCGTTGGCCATCATAGGCCCCAAGAGATTGAGTTGCAAAATTGAATTGGGAGGGATATTTCCGCTGTTTCGAGGATTCATTACTTCCCATACGCCTACTGTTGCGCCTTTCATATCCAGAACAACAGGCCCATTTATAGACTTTAATCGTTCAAATACTGCTACGGTAGATGGCGAAGATGAAGCAATTTCTATGTTAGACAAGTACTTGTTGAGGTACTGTGTCGCGAATCCTTGCTCTATGTGCCAGCGTAAAGGATCGCCCGAAAGGATGTTATCTATATGTGCATTCCGCTTAAACATTGGGCAAAATTGTAGGCGTGTGTAACGTACATATAGGACAATAAAAATGCCCGTAACGACTTACGTCATTACGGGCAAAAACATGGGTAATTCTTTATACTGTGGAATAGATTACGCTCGCAATAATAGAAATGATTGCGAGCGTAAGTCGGATGTTGTGCGTTATCCGAGGTATCTTTAATCCTAGAGATGGCAGACCGTAATATTTCCCCTCTGGATCATCGGTGCCTTCGTAGTTCCAATCCTGATTATTCAATAGGTTTATCATTGTTTTTTGTGCAATGACGGATGGATAAACGGCCAATACTGCGCAGACTAAAGAATCCAATCCGGCAATAATAAATGCCGATCCTAGTAATGATTGCTCCAGCAATGTCCAGAGGTGTATATCCGTAGTGTATTTGTAATGCAGAAAACGAAACTTATAATTCAATGCTAGAAATACGCTTGCTATACATCCACAACTGGCCAGCAGAATACCATACTTCATCAGTTGATCCGGTATAAAATACCAGCCTTGTTGATCGAGTAGTATCCGCATGATAAATAAGGTAATGGCTGACATGCCTAAAGCAATGATGATAGGGTGTTCGCTTTCTACTTTATTGTTGTACATCATGCCGTTTCGGACACCGCTTAGGAAGCGGTGTAGGATGAAGTAGATGAATAGGATTGAAAATGTTGGCATGGGTGTTATTTGCTTTGTTCCCACTTTTTCTTGCGAGAGTTGTACTTCATTATTGTGCCGGAGATGGTTACTGTGCCGTCAGGGTTTAGTTTCGGTGGTAGCATTTCTTCGGATTCTGTAGGGGGTGGAGCAATCGAATTCCGGCTACTACTATTATCGCTTACTGGTCGCAATTCATATTGATTATTTATATTCCGATAACGCTGATTGTTGCCTGTTTTAAACAGATCGGTTGTGTATCCGTTCAGGTTATTCAGTCGAATAACACTTCTTAGATAAGTCATTTCACGCCACGTTGCAGAAGTATCTGCACGGTATTGGAAATTAGAAGCAGTTCGTCGGAAGCGGATTGGAGTTCCGTTTAGTTGCCAGTACCCTGTTAGATATAAAGTTGGGTCTTTTTTAGCAAAACTGTCTAATGGATTTCTTCCTATTACGTTTTGTATATTTCGGTAATAGCGTGCCATTTCAGTAATACGCTTACGGAGTTGGCTGGCGGATTCTGCTAACGCTGCATATTGTAATGCCTCCGCTTCGGCTTTAGCACTTAATACTTGCATAGATATTGTTGTATCGCCTATTTTGTAAGTCGTAATCGTTTCCATGCCGTTGCCGAAAACTTGCAAACGAGACTCGTAAAAAAGCCCCGCGCGGTTGAATATCCAACTACTGTCTATTTCCTGTGCCGAAGCCGTAAAAAAGGCAAAAAAGGCAATTAAAAAAAGTATATTTTTCATATTATTTTATATTTATCACTGTGCCGATTCTTTGTATGAGATAAATTTTGGCTGGAGCAGCAATACCGCTACCACCTGCGCCGCTGACTAATGTCGTAGGATTAAGAGCCGTATCCGTGTCTATCCCTAACGTGTACCCGCTTGCGGCTGAGAACGTTATTGCGTTAGTTGAGTTTCTTGTACATCTAACTAAATAAGGTTTCCCTTCTACTAGCGATGCGCCTAACGTAATTGTAAATGCGCCTGCATTAGCATCGCACCTAATATTATAGTTCTCCCCGCCCGGAGTTGTATTAGAGGTAAGCAATAATAAAGCGTTTACGGGCTTATCTGTTAATATTTTAACCGTATTTGCGGCTCCCGCATCCTCTTGAAAAAAGAGGGCTTGGGAGTTAGATGAATAAAAAATACTGCCTGCTGGTGGCGTAGAAGGTGGCCCCGTGGGTGTATCATCTAATTGGATATAACCAGTATTGTTGATAGTTATGCCGTAGGAATTTGCCTTGATGCGCATTGTATTCGCATCGTTCGTCCCTAATATAGCGGCGGCGGCGAAGGAATTGCCGCCTTGCACAAACGTATTGGTTGCAGGGGTTACTGATAAGACTCCAGACGACATGGATAAGTTTGCCCCTAATGTGACGTTCGTTATATTGTTAGAGACATCTCTTCCTGTAATCGTTGTTGCGGTTGACCCGCTCGCATCGACTCGAGCAAGACCATTCACATGAAACGTGCTAAGAGGGTTTGATGTATTTACGCCAAGGTTTCCGCTACCATCGCTACCTTTTACAAAGATTGCAGGGGCGGTATTCCCACCCGTTTTAAAGATAATGTTTCCGCTTGCAGCGTTTGCGGATCCAGCAATGTTTGTGTTGAAAATTATCCCGGTAGTTGATCCTAATGTATTAGTTACAAGATAATCAGCAATTGAGGAATTTGCATAGTTAGGAGCAAAGTAATCTACGTTACCAACACCAGACCCCACAGCATTTATGAAAGAAAGTCCATTTATTGCGAAAGAACCTGAATTTGTGTTTTGAATAATTAATCCCCTAGAGAACAGGTTATCATTGTACGTTAATTTTAACTGTTGCGATGTATTAGTTAAAATACTATTTACTAAATTTTTACTAGAAGAAAATTTTGGAATAGCATCAACCGATCCAGTGCCTGTAATATCGCCGAGATTGCTCGGCACATATTCGGTACCATTCCAAATTAAACCCTGCCCTGTTGTCGCGCCAAATTGCCCTATTTGCCCCGGATGTATCTTCGGCTCTACCACCTGCCCAAAAACCAAAACAGGCAGCAACAAAAATAAAAGTAAACTCCTCATTACTGTAATGGATATTTAAAGGTTACAACTTCGCCCGTCGCTAAAACCCGAGGGAAAGTAAGTGTGCCGCCTGATCGAGTAACATTACAACCCGAACACCCGCCCGCGCCGACAACGTGCCTTACCCCATTTCTATACACCCAAATCTTGCTGTTTTCTGCTGGTAATGTCCCCGACATTGTAGCAGTTGTTTGCCCTGAGGTAAACGTAGCAGTCGCTTCTACAAATAAATCTTCTACATTAACAGTACCACCCGATAGCGAAAGTGTAACGACGTTATTTGTCGCGACGTTTCGGCTTACTGATTGTATTTCGTTTGTTGTAGATCCGTCCACCTCTGTCCCGGTTATAGTTATTGTTGTACCGGAGGTTGTCGGTACATTTATGCCGCCACCTGCGATAGTGAATGCACCACCACCGTTCGATAGCGTTACGGTGTTCGTTGCGGTTGCAATCGTTTGTAGTTCATTAGTATTACTTAGATCGCCCGTGTTAGAAATAGTTACACCCGTTATATCTATGCCCGTTCCTGCGGTGTAAGTCGTTCCTGCATCGGGCTGTAAAGACCAGGCTGTGCCGTTCCATTTATATACTTGCCCGGCTGATGTACCATTCGCGATCATCGCTGGTGTAACAACTCCATTTGCGATGACGGTTGCATTTGCCGCACCCGTAACGTTGCCCGAAAGGGTGATGTTCGGAACTAATGCCGCAGCAAGCGCGGCGCGAGTGATGTGCGTGTGAATAGTTGCGCCCGTTGCAACGGTAGGAATATCACCCACGCCTGCGCCATACGCGCCGATGGTTGCGACGGGAATAAGCGGCTCAACGGGCTGTGCCAAAAGAGCCAAAGGCAACATTAAAATAATCGAAATTAAGAATCTCATTGTATGATTTGTAATTGAATTGTTTCCTGCGCGATAACCGCGCGGGAAAGGGTGAAAATTTGTGTTGTACTATTATATGAAACCTGACAATCAGAGCAGTTTGAAAGCCCTACTTTGTAAAGTTGTCCATTTCTTGTTACTCTCATATTGTCAATTGAAATACCTGTAAGCGAACCGAATGCGGTAAAATTTGCGCTTCCGATTGTTGTTGTAACCGTTCTGTATTGCCATGCTCCAGCGTCGGTTGATGGTACCCAATTTGTTCCATTCCATTTTATTGTTTGCCCGGTGGTTGGAGTGCCTGTAACACTAATATATCCCTGTGCTATAATGAAATCATATACGGCCTTTGCTGTAGTGCCTTGACGATGCGTGGCAGCATTGGTGATTATAGTAGCAATCGTTGTCCAATATTTTGATGTATCAACGCCTACACGAAGCCGCTTAAGCGCAATAATGTGATCCTGCTGCGTTACCGTTTGCGCACAAACGACCTGTGCAAATAATAAAAAGAAAAGTGTTCTTACAAAAGACATATTTGTATTGAATTTGTACCCTGTAGGTCTGCGAAATAGATATTTGTATCAACAGAGGGTATTATAAAGTTGTCGCCAAATTTTGCCTTTACTCCCGCATACATCTCGAAAGGCCCGGCCAGATCTGAACCTCCAGCACTATAACCAATCCGGATGTATTGATCAGCAGTGGATACCACAAAAATGGCAACCAGCAGGCGACCTGCTGGCACATTGTAAATAAAGAAGTTATTGGTAGTAACCAGTTCAATCACTTCACCACCAGCACCACCGCTGCCACCACCCGGGTCAGTGGGTGGTACATACGGTGGGCCAATGATATTCAGAGTCTCACTCAAAAAAGGCGCAGGTTTTAACAACCTTACCGATCCGGTGAATGTATTGCCTCTTCTGGTGCTGGAGTCGCCGGAATCACCAGAGGGCGTAAATTTCATCAAAGGAATAAGCCGCTGCTTGTCATCCATGTATTTTGCCACTACATGGACTCTTCTGTTTCTCATTTTGGCCTTCATGTATTCGGCCTCTGGAGTAGTTCCCCCAGCAAAAAGAGAAATAGAGTATTCAAATATTTGCCCGGCTGGTGAATCAATTACTTTATCCGAGATTCGTGCTGTGCCAAATCGGTAGCCGACAAAAAATGCGGCCTTGCCGGAGTTAAAGATAAGTTGATCCAAAGTTGGTTCATGGCCCCACCGTGGCGATATGGATAAATCCTGAGGATCGACGAACGAAACCTGTGATAATCCGGAGACAAGCCCAGCAGCGCAAGCCTCTTCTATTGCATGCAGTGAAATCATAGAACAAAGATGAATTATTCTACGGCACGCAATAAAGGATATTAATTAAACCTACTGCTATAAAATGCCTCGTTTATGAGGGTTCGGATGTAAGTATCGGAGTTTATCCACGCTTCGATTGATTTCACAGCGCGGCTTACAGAGGTCTGGCTACAGCCCACAATGCAGGAAATGCGCCGCATTGAATAGTGAGCGCATTTGTATAACAAATAATATTGTAACTGTCTGGGGAAATACACTGGCACTTTGCCACGTGCGGCATTGAGTTGGTTGATTATTTCATTCATTTTAAGGTAGATCACGGTGTCGGATTCCCTGATCTCCACAGTTCGCTCCCGTTTTGCAGCATGCAAAGGTTCTGAAACCGATAAAGCCCTTTTTTCTTTTCGCTTTGCGGAATAATCCGTCCAGCGGCGATAGGCTGACTCGGAAGAGTAATCGTACTCGTCTATGCCGTGCTTTGCATAGAAACGACGGATGGCTTCGCGAGCAGGTACGTTCATGCTGACCATGACCTCAACAAACCGAAGCATTACTTCGCGGTGGTAATTGAAAAGGGCGATTCCTATGTTTGAGTTTTTAAGGCAAACAAACCTTGCTAGGTCGTCGTGGACGGTGATGGTGATCGTTTCCGATAACCACTCCAGTGTGCGGGGCTGATACCCTCGTGAGTTAAAACGAATCGTGCGGAGTTGATCTTGAATCAATTCATTGCGATCAAAGCGGAGTGGCTCTTGGCCGTATTCGCTAAGGAGGATTCTTTTACTTAATGGTGTAATTCGAAACGTAAGTGTTGTCATATTCTACAGTTGTGCAAATATGCACTGCAAATAGCACGCCAAAAAGTTATCAATTGATATATCTTCGCTTTTGCTAATAGCGGACAATTACACTACCGATACCATACTTACATCGCAAGGCAAAAGCCCATTGCTTCCAACGTTTACTTTTATGGATTTAATGATGTAATCCATGTTGCCAATTCGCACCTTATGATCAAACTGGAATGAATTAAGATCGCTGGGTGAAAGGGTTATTCGCCTTGAAATATGCTTGCCATACAGCAACATATTGTGCCACCTGCGCCACCACGTTGCATAGACTCCATTGTCGCCGTCCCAGTTGAGGCTGTATTGGCCTAACTCGTTGTTGATTGCATCGTAACGGATTGCGCAGCCCATCGGATAATTGTTACCTGCTCCATCTTCGTATATGCCCCTGTAGAAAGTAAAGCGTACTGGCATTTCGCTCCGCTGCTCTTTCCAAATATCTACATCGTCATCATCTTTACCATCCTTGTATTCAACTGTACCAGGTTGATCGATACGTGGCAATTGGTTATAAGTATGTGGCGGCTTGATCGAGTAAGCAAATACATCAATTAAAGGTTGCATTTGCGTCTCCATCCGTGGCGGGTTGGTATCGGCTTGCCCTCTTTTCTTCGAAAATATTTCCTCGCTGGGAGCAATGCCCAATGATTTATACATCATAAATGTACGCGCCCCTCGTTGCCAATACGATTCTAGGTTTTTTACATAGTAGTTTCCGCTTCCGGCAAACATCTCTGCGTAAGTATCTACGACTTGAAACGTAGTTGGCGGCTGCAAACTATTGAGCCATGCAAACCTACTATCGCGGCTGTCTTCGGCATACGCAAAATCGGCTGGGACTTCGGCTAATTTGTGATCAATAGTATAGCCGTGGTGTACCTTATTTGTCCAGTCGTGTTTTGCTGGTGCCGATAATACTTTTTGAAGCGGTATAAGCCGGATCACTTTAGTGGCCGTATCCAAAAATATACCTAAGCAAAAAGTACTGCTGATTCTTTTCAGATAATCGGTGCAGGTAATAGAGGGTACATGATCCCTTAGATTTATTGTAGATGCAATTCCATCTTTGCTATAAAGGGAGGTATTACTGTACATCACCAAATTGTCAAGTTCCTCATTCGTCTGGAATTCATTTTTAAAGACATAGCCAGTGCGAAGGAATATCTTATCTAGCAAATACTTTATTTTTGGAAATGGTGTAAGTACTGGCTTTTCATCGTTGCACTCAAACAATTGGGTTACACTATCCCAATAGTTTTGAAACCAATAAAAGATTTTGCTGCTTAGATTTTCAATAAAACGCTGATTCAATACCGGAAAAAAAACATAATCAAAATCTTCGGGATTTTGAGCCGTTTCTTTTGCGTGTGCCAGCACCTCGGCATCGGTGCCAATTGTGCGATTGCCCCCCAAATCTAAATCCGTTAGTTTGGTATCCTTTAAATCACCGATTACTGAAACAACTATGTAAATAGAAATGGCATAGTTACTAGCACTTTCGATCATTAATGTACCTGCAAATTCTACTCCTTCAAATCTTATTACTGCTTCTTTGGCCGTGACTTGGTTGGCTGCATTGATCTGGTTGGCATGATCTAGGATCCTGCGGTTCTTTTGAGTAGCAGGTACTTCAAATGGGAAAGAATAAGAACCGGGTAATTGGCTCGTATCCGCAGTGGTAAAAATAGAATTATTGAGCGTATAAGACAAGGATGCACCCTCGCTAATATCCAAAGCCTCGTTGTTGACTAGTACTTCTATCATACATTAAATGCGGTATTGATCCACGCCGATTTGATCTCCACGGTGATTTGAAAAACAGTATCATCCTCTACGATTTGCCCGAATTGTGTGTTTTCGATAATCACACGAAGGAAGCGTTTATTTTGCTTATCAATGAGCCAGCATGCGCCGTGTAGTATCTGCTTTAGGTGGTTGAGATATACAAGATCGGAGTAGTACCCAGTTGAGACTGTGATGACTTCGCGTGATTCCGAGAATAATACATCTATGTCGCCTACGGTTGCGGTATTATTTGTGGCTTTGCGCCATTTTTCATTGGTTACTTCTACGTTTACGGTAGGTGCTCCGTGTAGCCATACCGATTCCATACCGCCCACTCCATTTTCCATCAACAAGAATACTGTGCCGGCTGTGGGCAAGTGTTCTACTTGATACATCACTGAGCCAATGAGCGTAAGCCCCTGCTCCAGACGCACCTCATAGGAATCTATAAGGGCATCTGGGCTGGTGCCTGAAGGCGGGGCAATATTATGCAAAAACAATTGTCGGAAACCTGACTTTACCCAGTTTATCTTATTGGGGATAAAGGTTCTTTGTGTAGGGCCAAAAGGGTTATATAGGCTTTCGGTACCGTCGCTCCACTCAATCCTTACTGTTAAAAGATATTGGTCTCCATCAAGCGTTTCCAATATGGGTAAGAAATACAGCCAATCAGGTTGATCGGGTGATAATGGCTTGCTAAACTGTGATCCCTGCGCTGTAATATAATTATGCCTGAGTATGTCATCAGCAGCAACATAAAGAGATGTCTTTGCGGTGCCACCTAATATGGCATACAATTGATCCGACTTTACCATTGCCTCTGCTACTGGAGGTGTACCAAATCGATCTGCGTACCTGAAATAATACGCCTGTACGTGTGTTTCTGCTACTCCAGCCTGCCAAGTTGGCGTGGTGGGTTCTATTGTAGCAGACAAGGGCAATTCAGCCATTGAGTTGGTGAAACTAGGCGATATATTGAGTTCACATTCACCTGTTAATTCATTGTATGTGGCGTGGTGTTTCATCAGCAATACATTATCTGAAGTATATACCGATACCAACGCCGCTAAATTATCTGGAGTGGTAATAGTTGTTACGGAGGTGGCTGTAACGGCTACTCCAGAGAGCGTTTCGGTAACAACCAAAGCGCATACTCCAGACTGATTGCGGGTGATTCTTATGACCTGATTACTAGCCGAAGGCGGTAAGAGGCTAATATTAAAATCATCGGTGAGTGGCTCGTATTGCCTTAGAAATTCTACGATTAACTCAGCGTATTCTGCCAGTGTGCCGCCGCTTTGGACTGGCCATGAGAGGCCATTGGCTGCGGTGGTGGCTGCTACGGTGAACGTTACTTCGCTACCGGGCCACTCTAGTTTGACGGTTTGGCCTGTGGTGGGTGATGCAGATATTTCGAGGTTAAAATAAGCCGTAGCATCATCTATTTTATCGGTACTTAAACCGACAATAATCCCATCGTTGATGAACGAGAAGTTATTAGGCGTTTGGGTTAAGGTAGCCATGGACTAGGGTTTTGAATTTTTCGTAAGGGAATCCCGGATGTGTATCCGTTTTATCGGCGCGCACATTGTGGTGTGCATATACGGTAGATTGATGCGGTATTTTTATGTCAAACTTGCCGAATTCGGCAAAGGTGACAGGCATTTTATATTGCTGTATGAGCCTAGCAACCAACTGAGCACAGGCATCTACTTGCTCCTCCGGGTAAACTGGCCAATGCGATCCATTGCGCCAAGGTGCTTCGATGGTTTGACCTGTAAAAATAGGGCCGTTGGGATGTAGCCAACGCTTCCCATCTTTTTGTGGAAATAGAAAACCCTCGTTGACCAATTCTATCCCAATGGAACGGCGATTAAAATCCAAATTGGATGGATGCCGAAGCCCCAAATGATGCGCCCAAAAACGGTTATCAAAACACTGGATAATAGTGCCATCTTTGGCGATGACGTATGCCGTGCCAATACGCTCAGGCTGCATTGACCACCATTTCAAGGGACTTTGCGCAGTACTACTCACCGTATGATGGAGTACTATATTTTTTTTAGGGAAAACCTGCCGGAAGTATTGCGTAGCGGCGAGGTGTTGTTCTACGATCTTCATAAGGCAAAAATGAGGCTACTATAAAGCCCACTAAAGGACAGCAAAAAGCCCCATTCTGATTACTCAAAACAGGGCCAATCCCAAAAAACCGAATGAAGTAAAAATGTGTACTCTATCTTTAAGCACCTCAACAAAATCAGTAAGCCTACCGAATAGTCCCCCTCTCTTTAGGTTATTTACTTCGCCCATATCCCATGATACGAACTGGTAAATATGTCATACTGATTTGTTGCTGTACTATATATATTCTTTTGAGCAGAATCCGGAGGGATAGTTCGTTTACTACCCCTCCTTCAACTATAATCTCATGATAAGTGGCATTTAAAATACCCCGAGCCAGCAGTAACCCAGGGCTTGTTGATACAAAGGTATATCATTTGATAGACTTTGCAAAATATTTATTTTGCATTAAAAACTCGTTTTGCGATTTCCACTGTTTGACCAGGAAACTCATTAAAAGAGCCGTGCAATATATCGCATATTTTACTTAGTTCGTAGCAGTTTTTATTGCTGGTAAGGGCTTGACGGAAATCTTCATCAGATAAGTCGATCCAGTGTTGGAGTAATTCTTCCTTCCAAATTACGGTACAAGTAATTATTTCACCACAAGTCTTGCAAGGGCAAAATCCTTCATGCTCTTTGGTTTCCTCTATCTCTGACTCAAACCGAACAAAGTCATCGGGTCGTTCAGCAGTGTCATTTTCTTCCAAATCCGAGACTACTTTTTTAATACACGACTCACAGTAGTCATCAGTGGCGGTTGGGTCGTAAGTATTGACCCAACCTACCTGATCTATGTAGGTAACATAATTGCATGTTTTTTTAGGCGTATAAAGCCGTGCTTTAGATTGCAATTTATCTACTGCAAAAGTGAGCATCTCTATGTTGTTGCGTAATGCCTTATTCATCGTTTTTAGTTGAATGTGGTATCTCTACCATTTGATTTAATATAGATGTTGTATTGTTCGATTGTTTGGCTTTGTGCTTTGGTTGTGGGTGTTGTTGGCTGTGGTTCATCTTGCTGATCCTCCTTGAGGAATGAATACAACACGACTAAAGCGCCAAAACCGATGACTGCGCCAATAAAATAGCCCACCCATTCTCCTATGATAGTAAAAGCCGTAGTGAGGCCAGCAGCCACCCCGGTAAGGATGCTGCCAGCCGCCACTACTATCAACAAAACAACTACAACCAATCCTCCAGCACAAATCACGAATACAAACAAGGGACGGAACGCGGAAACAATATCGGCGGAAGAAACGATTTCTAATTCCGTGGCTTTCCGCGTAGGCTCTACTGGTGACGGAATGGAAAACCCCGCGAATGGCCCCGGCAAATATGTTCCGTCCACCCACTCCGATCCACGCGGAATAGAACATACCTCGCGAAATAGTTCCTCGTTGTTTTCCGCCACCGCATTTCGAAGTATATGCCGCTGATGCGGAAAAACCTTGACCGCTATGGCCAATGCTTCATCCTTTTTCCCTTGTGTGAATAGGGCATCAATGGTTGCCCTTCCTGTATCGTACTGATTCATTGTGCTTAATTATTTATGTCAAAAATATAGGTGCGTTTCTTTGGGTCTTTTTGTCCATTGAATGCGCGGCGACCTTGTTGGTTAAGACCGATCTCGCCCTTGTCGGTTTTCATGGTGGTTTCCATGTTGGTTTCCCATGCGTTGACGCGCTTGCGGTGTTCGGATTCTACGAGATCAACCCAGTCTTGAAACTCGATAAACATAGTTGCATTCTGTGTGCGTGTACGGTATATCTCCAAGTGGATATCATCTGGAGTAATAAATATTTTACCTGCACGACGAATGTTTTCTTTTAGCCTGTAGTAGGCATCTTCGACATCGGGATCGCCGATATATCGGCTACGAATAAGAACGGGGCGTGTGTGCCTTGCAGCGGCTTCCAGTTCAGCTATTTCGGCTTCGCGGTCTTGGCGGTCGTTCCACCAGTTGGCCACGGGCGACCAGATGAATAAGCCAGCGGCTAAGATGAGTAATAGTGTGGTGAGAAACATGTTGTTGTTGTGTATTTTAGTGTATAAATTAGTGTGTTTTAGTGCCTAAATTAGTGTATTAGACACTAACACTAAAAACTCGTAATGTGCTGATAATCAATATAAACACACACTAATTTTGTAGCATTAGTGTCTTTTAGTGCCTACGTACCACTTTCACCCCTCTCGCGCGATAGGGCAGCCCTGAATGCAGCCAATGACGTGGCTGCGTAGGACTTACTAAATCCGGTGATCATGGCCATTTCATCAGCGGTGGTATTGCCGTTCTTGGAATGGTATGTGGCTTTGAATACTTCGGCTGTTGCCTGTGGTACGGATGGCTTACGGCGTGCCAACTCTTCGAGGTCGAAACTGGTAAGATGGCTTACGACGTTGGCTTCTACAGCCTTACCCTTTGCGAATGCGCGTATTGTGCTGAACTCGGTAGAGTTATTGTCCTTGAAAGCCAGTGGCGTGGCTTTCATCACGTTTCCTGTAGGATTGTGTCCTACAAATTGCGTGTGCGGATCGCTTTTATCGCGTTCAGCCCTTGGTTGTGGCTTGCATTCTATCTGAATGAAGTACCGTTGGTGATCGGCTGGCACGTATTGTGGCCATAACCATTGCTGTATCGCGTCCAAAATACCATTTTTCATTGTGTTTACGACTTTTTGATGATGTTGAGTAGTGAAATCTCAAATAAAAGAGCCAATACCGGTAATCCGATACCGAGCGACCAGGCAAAAGTGATATCGTTCATCGCTGTGGTATGGTTCACGTGATTGACAAAGTCCTGACTGGAGTGCTTATTAATGGCTACTGCATTACAGCATATTTCTATGATCAAGGTGATGGCCATTGTGGTATAGGCGAGCCATTTATCCACTTTGGCTCCAGCACTAAGCAGTAGTAATGGACTGCCACAAATCACCAAGGCGATAACATACGACCAATAACCTGTTGGAGAGGATTCATTGATGACTTCGCCTACTGATATGACCGAAGCGATGATCAAAACTAATACTGCACCGGAATGGACAAGTGCGGAGGAATAGCGCCGCGCAAACGTTGGAGGAATTCCGCTTCCGCCAGTTGGAGGA